GGTGGGTTGAGACTTCCTTTGAGGCTGCCGAGACTCCTCGCGGTCGGGATTGGGCCAATCGGTGGCTGGCTAAGAACTACCCCTCCATCAATGGGGAATAGTATACCTCTCACATCAGATGGAATGCATTATGCGCGGCTTTGTCGCGCATTTTCGCTTGACAATTAATTTCCCGTATGGTACTATATGAATATGATGAATGGAGATATCAATGGCACGAACTAAAAAGCGGATTGTCAAGGTCTATGATCTTGGTCCCGAACCGACGGATGTAAGCACGACGGCCAAGCTGCTTCGGGCTTATCAGTGGTATAACTATGAGTACTCCGCCAAGGATGGTCGGAAGTTCGTCAATAGCTATGGCAAGACCGCTTTCACGAAGAAAGAAATGGTTGCTATTAGCAAGCTATCTGACAATGAGATTCCGAGTGGGTTTATGTGGCTGTGTCGTATGCAGCTGAATGGGCTCAATCTGTCTAAGGAGACACTCTCTTATTTCGGTGACCAGAAGGCACAGCTCGTAGCAGCTGCTAGCAGCAAGGAGATTGTCTCTCCTGTTATGCCCGTGCTAAAATTGCGGGTGACCGTTCAGGATCGGGTCCGTGAGAAGGTTGGCAATGTGATTGCCGACATTGACACACAGCTCGATGACATGAATTCATTTGATCTGAATGTCTACGAATACCTCAAAACTCAAGGCATTAAAGCTGCTCAGGCACGAAAGCTTCTAGCTTATTATGAGCCGATTCGTGACGAGCTGGCTGAGGCATATAAGGGTAAGGATGAGCAGCTGGTAGAGGCCTATCGTTTCTTGACTCGGCCTCAGCTGAAGAAGCGTCTAGGTGTGTATGATGCTATGCTCGGTGATATCAAACGACATATGTCTAACGTGAAGTCGGTTCGGAAGCCGCGGAAGGCTAAGGTCAAGACGGCTACCGATCTGACCAAGAAGGTTAGTTATATGAAGGAGTTCAATGAGCTGAAGCTAGTGTCCATTGATCCTACGAAGATCGTTGGTGCCACTCAGCTATGGATGTATAATACTAAATATAATCAACTAATCGTTTTGAATTCCATGTCTGGTGGGTTCACCGTAAAGGGTACCACGGTTCAAAACTTTGATGAGGCTACTTCGAAGATGAAGCGGCTTCGGAAGCCTTCAGAGCAGCTAGGCAATTTCATGAAGGCTGGCAAAGTTCAGCTTCGAAAGTTTCTTGACACCATTCGCGCAAAGGAGTATAGTGTGACAGGTCGAATTAATGAGAATATCATTCTATTGAAAGTTTCATAATGAATGATTCAAACGTAATAAAATTTCCAAAGGAAAATAACCGTATCAATCTGCCTCAATCGGAACCAGAATTATATGAAGCTATTATTACAAATAGAACAATTCTAGTTAATGAAATTGTAACTAGATTTTATTCACAATTTGCAAGTGTTTTAAATATGAATGGGTTTGATATGGAGGACAAAGATTTTTTCCTGCGATATATCACTGCTAGTGAAATGATGCGGAGTGTATTGTATGATTATGTTGGATTAAGTCATCCATTAATTGATATTGTGAAAGACAATGTTGAATTGGCTAAATCATATGCCAATTTATCCGATGAAATTCTTGAAGAAGATGATGAATATTAAGGAGTATTTTTATGATTTTAATTGATTTTTCTGGTTTAATTATTTCAAATATTACAGTTTTATATGATAAAAATTTTACTATTGACATGATTCGTCATACTACATTGAATTCGCTTCGATTAATTAAGAACAAATTTGGTAAAGAATATGGAAATCTAGTAATCGCTTGTGATGATACTAATAATTGGAGAAAGAAGATTTTTCCATATTATAAAGCTAATAGGAAAACTGATCGTGATTCTTCTATTATGGATTGGAATCAGATTTTCGAATATATTAATATTGTTAAGACTGAATTGCGTGATAATTTTCCATATTATGTTCTTCAAGTATCAACGGCAGAAGCTGATGATATTATATCTGCATTGTGTCAAAAAAAGGATAAATCGGAAAAAGCATTGATTTATTCGGCAGATAAAGATTTCGTGCAATTACAACGATATCCAAACGTACACCAATATTCTCCCCGTGTTAAAAAAATGTTACACACGAATGATCCTATTGGAACACTATATGAACATATTTTATCGGGTGATCGTGGTGATGGTGTACCAAATGTATTGTCAATTGATACATGTTTTGTCGATAATACCCGCCAAAAACAATTGCGCGAAACTAAAAAAAATGCTATGATTAATGATCTACGAAAGGGCATTTTACCTTTCGATGGTGAACTACGACGCAATTTTGAACGCAATCGTAGTGTGATTGATCTTTCTATGATCCCAGAAAATATTGTTAACGAATCATGGAATCAATTTTCCACTTACAACCTATTGAATAAATCAAAATTAATGAATTATTTCATTATGAATAATTTAATGAATCATATGTCAAATTTACAGGAGTTTTAAATGAAAGTAGGAATTGCAGAACTTTTATCTGCTGCGGTATCTAAAAAGAGTAAAAAAGATCGAATTTTAGCTTTACAAAAAGCAAAAGCAGAAAATCCTCATGTTTTCTCAATGTTGAAATATATTTTCAAACCAAATATCACATTTCAACTTCCAGAAGGTGCACCTCCATATAAATCTCAACCTAAAGAAAGTGATTTGCAACATATGCTCTATTCAGAGTTTCGTCGCATTAAAATTTTCATGAAAGGCGAATATCCTCAAATGACAAAATCAAAAAGAGAAATGCTTTTTATTGAATTTTTAGAAATGGTTGATGCAGATGATGCTAAACTTCTGATTGCAATGAAAGATAAAATTTCACCCTATAAGAATTTGACTAAAGCACTAGTCATGGAGACATTTCCGGCGGAAACTGTCGGCTGGTAATTTTTTAGTTTGACAATTAATCTCCTAGATGCTATATCATAAACATGATGATGAAAGACGGAGTGAGTGATATGTATGAATATTATAGCGCAGTAATTACTTTCCATATGGAGAATGGTAAAACTGAAACGGTGGAGTTTATTCAGCCATCGGATGAAACTTTTGAGAATGTCACGCAATTCATTACCCATATTAATGATATGATTCGAATTAAAAATATGATTTTTAAAGAACAGATCTTCGGAAATAAATATATCTATTTTGCAAAGGATGATATTAGTTATTATACAATCGAAGCCAAATACAACAGCTAATTTTAAATCGAAAGAAGGAATAGAAAAATGAGCAAGACTTTTCGTGCCCGTAGGGATATTTGGGACGATGAGGATGTAGACTATAATCGTAAGTCTAATAAAGCTAGGAAGGCTGAACGTCGGGATCGAAAGATTCGACATGAAATGAAAGCCGATGATCTAGTTCGATTTGATGGACCAACATTTGTCAATGACGATGATTGATCCTAATTTAGAAACAGCTTTCATTATAGGAAATGGTGTTTCTCGGCAGATGATTGATTTAAATCATCTGCCGAAAGGGCATATATATGGCTGTAATGCATTATATCGAGAATTTTCACCAGATTGGTTAATTGCAATTGATTCTGGAATGATAGCGGAAATTGAGCAATCTAATTTCCCATCTAATCGACTATATGTTCCACCTATTGAAGAACAATTTGAACCTGTACAATTGTATCATGATTTGAATATGGTGCCAGCCGATTTTGTCGGACCTACACCTAGATCAAATGCTGGTATGAATGCTATGCAATTAGCATTAGCGCATGGAATGAAACAGCTTGTAATGATTGGTTTCGATTTCATAGTCGCTCGTGAAGAGATTGGTATATCTAATGTATATGAAAACACTATTAATTATGGACGAGAAACCAAAGCAACATATCAAGATAATGTAGCACGTATGCGATATCTAAATTGGTTTATTGATAAATGCCCAGATATTCGATTTGTTTTCATTTATCCGGTAATTGATAATTCTGCTACAATATGGGAATTCACTTGTCAAAATACAGTTTATGGTATATCATATGAGGAGTTTAATAAATGGCTTCAAAAATAGAATCCAACCATTTAATTAGACGAGTACGAAAACAAATAGAAAATGAGAATAAATTACAATTAGAAAAAGAATTAATCAAAGGTCAATCTAATATTATTCTTTTAAATAGAAAGGTATAAATTATGTTAATTTTAGAATGGTTTGTATTTTCGTATGTGGTTTTGACTATTTTAAGTGTAATGTTTTTCACTTTTTGTTTTACTATTGTTTATCAAAAAGATGATATGCTAAAAGAGATTGAGAAAGAAATTAATTATTCTTTTTCTTTCCCTATGGTTCTTTTTTCATTAGTAGTAAGTATTTTTATATGGCCATATATTTGGTATAAATTAGTTGGAAGATGGAAGTCAAATAAATAAGATAGTAATTAGGAGATTGGTTATATGCCATTATACACATTTCACAATAAAGAAACGGATGAGATATGGACAGAAATGATGTCCATATCTCAGAAGGAAGATTTTTTAAAAGAAAATTCGAATATTGAACAATATTTAACATCAATGAACATAGTTCGTGGTGTTGGAGGAATTCGTAATGATGGTGGTTGGAAGGAAAATTTGCAACGTATTGCTGAATCACATCCAACTTCAGATTTAGCCACTTCTATGGGTTCAAATATGAGTACCAAAGAAGTTAAAACTCGTCAAGCAGTAGAAAAATGGAGAAAGAAAAGAGCGGCTAAAGGTGATAGTGTCTAACTAACATAAAGGAAATTTTAAATGACGCTAATTCACGAGTTAGAAGATTACGACAATGTATTCCCTATCAAAAAAAATAAGAGACAACGCAGAACACAAAAACATGAAAATAAAAATCACTTGTATATTAAAAATATTAATCCAAAAACAGTAAATCAACAAACAGCATTTTCTTATTTTGATGACGATTTCAATCTTCTACTTCATGGTTTAGCAGGAACAGGTAAAACCTTTATATCATTATACTTAGCATTAGAACATATTCTTTCTAATTTAGAATATAATAAAACAGTAACTATTGTTCGATCAGTAGTTCCTTCTCGTGATATGGGATTTTTACCAGGAAATGAAAAAGATAAAGCAAAAGTTTATGAAGCACCATATATTGGAATATGTAATGAATTATTCGGTAGAGGTGATGCATATGAAATTCTAAAAAGTAAACGATTAGTTAATTTCATAACAACCTCATTCATTAGAGGAACTAATCTAGATAATACAATCATCATTGTTGATGAATGTCAGAATATGACAGATCAAGAATTGCATACAGTCATGACACGTGTAGGAGAAAATTCCAAAATCATCTTCTCCGGAGACTTCAGACAAAATGATCTTGTATACAAAAAAAATGATCAATCAGGTATTCATAATTTCATGAAAATTTTACATAAAATGAAACATTTTAGAACAGTAGAATTTGATGAAAATGATATCGTGCGATCCGCATTAGTTAAAGAATATATCATTCAAAGAGCGAGAATGGGATTTGATCAAATATAAACCTATATCATTACCTGATATCACGGCTACTACAGATACCCACGGGAGAATTTATCATACTCCCGTGGGTAATTTGCCTTCCATTACAACAGTTTTATCTTCCCTTTCTAAAGAAGGTATAGATAAATGGAAAACAAATGTAGGCGAAGAAAAAGCTAATAGAATATCAACCGCAGCCAAAAACTTCGGAACTACTATTCATGAAATGTGTGAAAATTACATTAAAGGAGAAAAAGTTCATTCTCCTACTCCTCTCCATTTCCAATCATTTAATAATATAAGAATGGTTCTCAATAAGAATTTGACAACCGTTTATGGATTAGAATTACCGCTATATTCAAAATATCTAGGAGTAGCTGGTCGTTGTGATTGTATAGGAATATGGAATGGCAAATTATGTGTTATTGATTTTAAAACTGCAAATAAATACAAAAAGAAAGAATGGATTCATTCATATTTTTTACAAGCCACTGCTTATTGTTTAATGATAGAAGAATTAACCGAGCAAATTATTGATAGATTTGTTATCATTATTACAGTAGAAGGTGAAACCGCACAAGTATTTGAAGGTCGTCGTAATGATTATATTAAAGATTTAATCAAAACTATAAAGGATTATTACAATGAAAAAAATCTTATCCATAGTTATCCTAAGTTGTTTTCTCTTATTTAATTCAACTAATGCTAATGCCGCATATTGTGTGATCTATGAAGAAATGCATAGCCAATTAATAAAACAAGGCTATGAAATTACTAAAATTTTCTTAGATGATAATGAGACTAAGTACGAATTATATATGCATATGCCAGATGGGAAATGGGTTTTAAATTATATCAAATTTGTCCATTTACCTAGCGCCGGTGTCGATGTTCGATTTTCCTGCCTCGGCGCCAAAGGCGAATTCTCAATTTCAGTACGCTCAAAAAGTTACTAAAAATGCAATTTTTTGGTTGACAAACCAAAAAAATTTTGCTAGACTACGTATGTAGTCGTTAGTAAAACACATTTGTATCTAATGATCTTTGTTGATAATTAGCTATTGACATTAAAGATCATATCATATATCATAGATAATGAATGATGACAGGAGAAAAATGATATGAGTATTTTAACTAGCTCTATGATCAAAACAGGTAGAGCAATGCTAGAATTAGCTAATTCAGGTAAAGTTACTGATGATGCTACATTTAATACATTATGTCGTATCGGAGAAGATATGGTACATTTCCGTACTCCTTTCAATAAAAGAAAACTAACAGACTTTTCTATTGAAGATAGAGAATTTATTTCTAATTTCCTAAAAGGAAATATTTCTTAATTATTAAGGAGTGAGTGATATGACAACTTTTAATTTCAATGACGGTAACGGTTCTGTTCAGGCTCATCAGCATCCTAATGGTGGTGGCTGGGTAGCCGATACCGCTTCGGTAGCAGATACCGCTCATGTGGGTCCTGATGCTCGGGTATTTGGATATGCTGAGGTATATGGGAATGCTCTAGTAGCTGGGAATGCTTCGGTATATGGTGATGCTTGGGTATATGGTGATGCTCTAGTATCTGGAAATGCTCGGGTATATGGTAATGCTCTAGTAGCTGATAATGCTCTAGTGTTTGATAATGCTCAGGTATTTGGGTATGCTAAGGTATATGGGAATGCTTGGGTATATGAGAATGCTCAGGTATATGGGTATGCTTGGGTAGATGGTGATGCTCGGGTATTTGGTGATGCTCGGGTATTTGGGTATGCTCAGGTATATGAAAATGCTCTAGTATCTGGTGATGCTCAGGTATTTGGTGATGCTCGGGTATTTGTATTTGAAAGTGCTCTAGTATCTGGGAATACTCAGATATATGAGAATTGTAAATCCGATTAATCGCTGACAAAGGTCAAAAAATCTATTGACAATTAATCTCCTAATTGCTATTATATAAACATGATGATGATCAATCAAGGAGTGAATGTTATGATGTTTTTTGATTTTGGTGACGGTAATGGTCCTGTTCCAGCCCACCAGCATCCTAATGGTGGTGGCTGGGTAGCCGATACCGCGACGGTAGCTGATACCGCTTATGTGGGCCCAAATGTTCAGGTATATGAATATGCTCATGTATATGAGCATGCTAAGGTATCTGGGAATGCTAAGGTATATGGGAATGCTTGGGTATATGAGAATGCTCTGGTATCTGAGAATGCTCATGTATATGGGAATGCTGAGGTATATGGGAATGCTTGGGTAGATGGTGATGCTCGGGTATATGGTGAGGCTCAGGTGTTTGGGTTTGCTCAGGTATTTGGTGATGCTCTAGTATATGACAATACCGTGCTGTCTTGAATTTGAGAGTGCTGATGTATCTGGGAATACTCAGATATATGAGAATTGTAAATCCGATTAATCGCTG